TTATTTCTTCTGAACTCCTATCAGGTACTCATCATAAGGTATTTTCACCCAAACCGGACTGACTGTCTTATCCTGTTTCCAGTATATTGGAATTCCCTTCACAGAGAAGTCAAACCTCACTTTTTCCGTGGCGTAGCCGGGAGTGGCGGTCTTGGAAACCACATCCAGGAAGGACAAACGGCCCTCTGTAACCCTTTCGCGTGAGAACGGCAGCATGATAATGCCCGAATATTGCATTCCGGGCATGATTTCGCGATTGGGAGAATTGATGAATTTCAACTGTTTTGCCAGGCCGATGATTTCACCGTTAAGTTGCATCTTATACGTTTCATTCTGGGGCGAGAGCTTCTTAATGTTGGCAACTGCATCGTGCCAGCATCGCAGGACTGAGGGGTCCTGCATGATGGTAGCCAGGTCCAGAGCCATATAGGGTTCGGTGGGAGTATCCACAATCGGGTCCAGATACATTATCCGCATATCTTCCAGTTTCAGAATCTGGTCAGTGTTATTGATGATTGTAACATTGTAAGTCATTGTCCCGGAGAAGATATTAAGCCGCATCGGTACCGGATGGTTGCCTATGTAAGCTCCCCAGGGGTCATAGTAGACCATAATTGTTTTCATATATTTATCTTGCATGATTTCGGAATATTCATCAAACGGCGTAATCTTGACTGTTACGTCGCTGATAGTCTGGGTCGCAAGCGGTATTTCAATATTCACGGATTTGGAATACTGAACCTTTGGCACGTTGGCGCAACCCATTGCCAACAAGGCTATTGCCAGAATAACAAATGCTGTAATCCTCATAACTTCTCCCTTTGTTTCTGATGACTCAAGACAAACTTAATAATTGATTTGCATAAATATATACGATTCATCCTGCTGTCAAGAGATTATTCTCAATCCCATTCCTTCCCTGCTTTCCACTGTAAAGAGTCACTGAAAACTGCAAATTGGCTCACTGGAAACTGCAAATGGCATAATACGTTACTAAACGTGTGTCCTTATGCAAATAATTTATGTCACGTATTCTGCAAATTGGCTCACGTATTCTGCAAATTAGCTCACTGAATTCTGCAAATGGAAATTGCCATTATCGTTAATATGATTCCGTCGCTATAACCAGAATAGTGTATCTCCACTCCTCAGCATCAAAGCGTTGACCCATGGCTATGGTAATGGTGACTATTCCACTCTCCAGTTTGATGTCCTTGATATACATATTGGTATCGCAGTGAGGAGTCAGGATAACATGAGGCATGGTTCTGTATTCCTTTAATAATGTATGTATTACCATGTTGTCATCTATCCTAGGAGGAGTTTGCTGACTGGGTTCTCCCACTCCTTGGTTCTCAGTTTGGATCTCATGGGCAATTTTGGAGAGGACGATGCTGCTGTCACTGAAGTGGTTGGGCTGGACAGCATTATCGGAGATCTTGTCTGAAGTGATGGCTTCATTATCTACATGGTTGTTGAGGATGGCTTTGTCCTTGATACCTTTTGAGTCCAGTTTTCCTACTGTGCAGGTTTTACCAGAGAAACTGCCACGGGGTTCCAACCTGTCATCCCAGATCTCGTAAAAGCCCCAGTCAGGCTCATACAGCTTATCGGTCTCGTAATAGCCTGAGTCTACCGGCTTCTCTTCCAATCTGATACCCAATTCAAAGGTTTCCCCGGGTTTGACTAATTTGACGTGTAAGCCTGAAAGGGGGATGCGGTTGGCAGCGCTCATGATGTAGTAGCTGATTCCAAATCTATACATGGTAACTCCTTATATACTGTTTATTCTGTTTTCTGTTATTTCTTGTGTTTTGGTTAATAGACGATCTCATACTCATCTAATTGGGTATAGTAGTTGAAGTCGATAGTGGTGGGGGTGCCGGTATATCTGGATTCCAGAGTGACTTTGATCTTCTCGGGGTATTCATGCAGATCATCTGGCATCTTAGGCAGTTGAGCTATGGTGACCGGGAACTGGCGGTTGATGATCGAATACCAGTTGAACTCGATATAGAACTTACCGGGTTGGGTCAGGAAATAGAGGAAAGCACTATATTGCTCTGGATACATAATGGCTTCGATATTGATGGTGTCTTCCCGGTAGGCTTCCCTCTGGTGCAGGATACTCGGGTCAAAAGCATTCTTTTTCTCGATGCGGTACTTCTGCTTGGGAATATACTCTATCAAGGCATCTTCACAGGTATAGGTGCTATACCCGTTATCCACTCTTATCATGCGAAAACCCTTCATATCAGCCAAGCCTTGACTTTGTATTCATCATTCAGGTAGTTCCTCTCTAGTTCGGTTATGGCATAGACAGTTGACTTGATCCTGATCTTGCCCTGTAGTGACAGGTTGTATTTGGATAACTGGTCGATGGTGGCTTCGATGCTCCACTGGGAGTCATAGAAATCCATCAGATACGATTGGATCACACTCTGCAGTTGAGCTGTGTCTCCTGCCAGGATATCTAACTGGGTGACATCTGGCTTCTCCTGATTACCCCTTCTGGTGATGAAGCTTACCACATCCTCATCCGCTATATCTGTTATAGTAGCGGCATAGGCATCCTTGTTCTTTAGAATGACACTACCTGCCGGATTGGTGAAGATGGTGGCATTATAGAGCATCAGCATAGCCTGAAGAACTTTGAGGTTATCGGTCTGCTCAGCTTGGTTGGTCTCATAGGACTCGCCCGGCTGTAGTCGTACCGGCATGACGTTACCGTAGAAGTCGGCTTCCACCCATTGATCGACAGCTTGACTGCTACCATAGTAAGCTTGTCCAAGAGTGCCGGTGCTGGTCAGGTTGTTGAGCATGGTCTCGCTTATCCCGTTATCATTAAAGAAGCTGAGCATCTCGTTATAAGCATTGTCGAGAGTGGTGACGCTCTCTTCCCAGCCTGTTTTCTCATCATACTCGGATACTACCGGACAGATGTTATTGTAAAACTTGAGTATCCTGCCTCTGAACCTGCCTTGGTATCTGACAGTTGCAGGATTGGGGTAGTTGGCTTGGATGATCTTCTTGTAAGCAAAGACAAAGGTAACCTTGTTGACTATGGTGTCCACCAGATAACCATACTTGGGAGCCAGCCAGGAGGAATTGTGAAAGCTGTAGGTCCAGCCACCCGGAGGATCAGGAAACTGCAGCATGTCATTAAAATCCACATGAGCTATGGTCAGGGCATTGCCGGTGCTGATATATAAGGTAGGCAGGTTGAACTGGTTGCTATAGGGTATGGCAATCGGGATGGTCTGCTGAATGTCCTGCAGGAAGTAACCCAAGATCCAGATAGGCTGATATCCGGCGGTCAGGCTGTAATAATGGGTCAGGTCGGAATACAGGGACAACAGCTTGATCTTATCGTAACAGGTGAACTTGAGGATGCCGGTACTGATATCATAGCTCAATTGGGATGTGTCTATTATGCCTGTAAAGAACAGGACATTATCCCGATATATCTTAATCTCATAATGGGAGATGTACCGTTCATGCTCATGACTGCCAATCAGGATGTTGTCACTGATCCAGGTATCGGGAAAACACTCAAAGGTCAGACGCTTGGGTTCCCGGCTGTAATTAGATACTGACTGCAGCTTATCGGCTGAGACGGACAGAGTAATGATCTTCCTATCGGTGGCGATATCGGTCAGGCTGTGCTTAATCTGACCATAATCGGCAGCATCGGTTTTACCCATAATGAAGTCCACTTTGAACAGGTTAGGCATCAGACCTCACTCCTGATCAGTTTGCCGGTATCGGCTATCTCACTAACACGGACAGGGTCATTATTTAAGGGATCAACATGGATGTCTATTATAGGCTTGGAGTCTGTTACCCTCTGCTTGAGTTCGACTAACTGATCTCGCATATCGCTCATAATCTCCAGCATGGCATCCATACTGCCTCTGCCGGAAACACTCCCACCAGAACCATAATATGAGCCGACGTTGGCAGGTATTGGTATGCTAGGCACAGGCAGACCAGCAAAGGCTAACTTCACAGATTCCAAGGGTGCAAAGTTCAGAAAGTCAAACAGACCTCTTCCCAGAGCTTTGACCCTGTCCTTAGCTGTGATATACTCCTCACCTTCAGCTTCAATCAGGATACCGCCCGAAGCATGGGAGTTGCCAACCAGCATACCACCACTGGCAGCTTTGGGTGGTTCGGTGTTACTGATAGCCACTACATTAGCCAGACCGGCTCCAATGGCTGCGGCCGCCGCGGCGATAGCCAGTCCCGGACCTACGAAAGGTATGCCTGCCATTGCCTTATATGCGGCATTAGCTGAGGAATAGGTATCCACCAGAGCTTGAGCTATGGACATGGTCTTCCAGAGGGCAAAGCCTTTCTTACCGAAAGCTTCAGTGGTCTTGGCAAGATTGCCGAGTATCTGGCTGACTCCCTGCATGTGCTTCTGGTCGAACTGATCCCTGATTCTGGATTTAGCCAGCTCGTTCTGCTTGGTGATCTGCTCTTCAGTCAGACCAGCAGCAAGCAGTTTATCCCGTTTCTTGGCATAGTAGTTGTCGATGGCATCCAACTCTGCCTGATAGGTATTGCCGCTTAAGTCCAGGCTACGTAGAGTAAACTCCTGTCTGGTATCCTCTAAATCCTGTAGTCGTCTCTGCTCTTCCTCAGCTAACCGTTGCTTATCCCTCTGCTCGATCTCAGCCTGTTTAACCCTTTGGGCAATAGCATCCTGTTCCACCTTGGTAATCTCATTGGCATAGTACTTGGTGATATTGGCTAAGGTCTGCTCACTTGCTCCTAAAGCTCTGGCTTTCTCCAGTTCTGCATCTCTTTGGATGGCAAGCTCCTGCTGCCTACGGGTTGTGGCATCCTCGATAGCCAGGGTGTTGTATTTCTGCTCCAGAGAGCGCAGGGACTCCAGATCTCTCTGCTTAGCTTGGGCAAGCTGTTGTTCCAGCCCCTTGATCCTCTCCAGTGCAGATATCTGCTGTTCGGCATTATCGGCTGTGATAGCACCCAATGCTCTGTAATGCTGTTTGGTGTACTCTAACTTGTAATCAAGCAAAGCTATTCCGGACAAGTTGGCTTCTGTCTCTATTCTGACCTTTTCCTTATTATACTCACCCAATGCCTTGGCATCTTCAGATGCTATCTTCTTAGCAAGTTCAGCGGCTTCGATAGTGCGTTCCCTCTGCCGGTCGAAGTAATCTTCACTGACCATGACCAGGTCGGTCTGCATCACCTTGACTGTTTCCTCATAATCAGCCATTTCCAGCTTGATCTCACCTAATCTGCGTTTGGCTTCAACATAGTCGATGCTGAAGGCTATCTCCCTATGCTTGGCGACCAGAGACTCCACACTCTCGGCAGTCTGGTCTACCGCGTCCCGATACTCATCCTGGGTCTCCATAGCTGACTGGTTAGCTATTTGAGTAGAGGCATAGGCAAATCCCAAGCCTGCCACCGCTCCCACTGCCAGTCCTATGATCCCAGCTACCGGGTTGATGGCTATCTTCAGAGCATGATAAGCTGCAGTCAGAGTAATCACTGCTGTGGTCACAGTGCCGATTACAGGTATAGCTATCAATAGACCTGTAACAAAGCCCTTCATGACCGGGGACAGGCTCTGATAGCCATCCATAAGTGAGCGTAGTCCTTTCAGCAAAGGAGTGATCAAAACGTTGAGCATATCACCGATGGTCTCTTTGATGTCTCCCCAAGCATTAGCATTCTGTAACCTCAGATCTGCCAGAGCTTCGGCAGTACCTCCATAATCAGCAGACAGCTTTTCTACCAGATAGGAGACACCTTCGGACTTGAGTCTGACAGCATCAAGTTCTATGCCATATCTGCCCAACATTTCAGTATGACCATTCAAGGCACGACCCATAAGATCGAAAGCACTTTCTACACTCATTCCGGTGGCTTTATTGGCTTCAGTAAAGTCCAGAAGTAATGGCACAAGCTGTTGTATCTCGTCCTTGTTCAGTTTGAAGGTCTGTGAGAGCTTGGACATTAAAGCCAGTAGCTGATCATCCTCGAAGTTGGTCAAAGATTGCATGGCAGACGCAAACTTTCCCATCTCTGCAGCAGCTTCGCCAAAGGCTATTTTCGATAGAGTGACTGCTTGTCTCTGAGCTAGGGATGCATTCAGATAGTCATTCATAGCTGAGACAACTGAACCAACCACCTGCAAGACTCCATCAAAGGCAATCTTAACGTCACGTATAGTAGCCAAAGCTTGTTCTGCTGAAATCTTGACTGCAGCAGGCTTCTCTATCTTCTCCTTGGCAGAGGACGCCTCCTGCGTTACCTCACCCAGCTTGAGATTGGCTTCATCAGTGACAAGGACGAGTTTGAAGGTTAATTCAGGCATGATTAAGTTGACAATTTCTGGACATCAATAAAATTGTGTATATTAACTTTTAGGAGGATCTGATGTTCCCTCATATTTTCACTCATAAAAGCGTACAGTACACTATTAAAAAAGTAGCAACACTTACAGGTTTCGACTATTTTGTCGATCCAAGTGGATTGAAGATTTCTATTGATTATGCAACTCATTCAGATGCAGTCCAACATGCTCCAGTAGATATTGAAAAAGCAATTATTGATTATCTCGAAGGATTCATTAGAGATAATTTCTAATCATTAACTCAGTCTGAGTCTGGAAACTGCCTGAGACAGTATATTGAGCTTCCACTGTCTCTATGGTGAAGCCTTTGTATAACTTCTTTATATAAGGCTCATTATTGTAGGAGAGCAGGAACTTGCCTTTGATGGTTCTCAACTGCTGTGCCATCTCTTCATGCTTGGTAAAAGCATCTGCGTCTTCTCTATCGTATAAATGCTCCTTTGTATAGTAGGGTGGGTCCAGGTAAAAGAACGTATTGGGACTGTCATAGCGGTTGATGATCTTCTCAAAATCCTGCTTTTCAATAATCACCTGCTGCAGTCTTTCTGAGGCTACCTTCACCTTCTCCAGTTGGCGCAAGGGCATGTACTTGTAGCCTTGCATGATACAGAAGTTCTTGGAACGAGAGCCGTAGGAACAGGACAACTGGAAGTAGAAACGGATAGCTCGTTCCAGTTCAGTCTTAGGCTGATGGTTTGTAAAGACATCGAACAGCTCTCTGGAGATCAGATATTGGTTAAGTTCAGTGACGAAGGCTTCCGGGTGGTTCTTGATATACTTCCAGAAGTTAACCAGATCACCATTGATATCGTTATAGACCTCAGTATATCTGCTTTTAGAGTTGGTTTGCCAGTCTTTCTTGTTGGGACTCTTGCCGAACAGCACCCAGGCAGCTCCGCCAAATACTTCGCAGTAAATGTCATGCTTGGGGATCAGGGGCAGGATTTTCTTTCTGAGTAGCCTCTTGCCACCCACCCATGAGATGATGGAGTTCATTTAACCTCCAGTGGGAAGTTAGCGATGATGACTTCATTGTACTCGGACTTGCCTTGCTTACGATTAATTCCCTTGGTTCTGGTCACATGCTTGATGTGATAGCCTTTATATAGCTTCAGAACATCGGGATTGTCGTCATAACTGAGAATGAACTTACCTTTGATCTGCTTGAGCTTCTTGTGCAGGTCTTCATGGCTGAACTGCTTGGAGTTGTCATATGTATAGCCAACCATGTAGGGAGGATCGCAGTAAAAGAAGTTGGACTTAGTATCATACTTGTCTATTACCTTCTCATAGGAAAGGTTCTCAATGATCACCATATCCAAACGTTTGTGCAGCTCTTTAATACGTTCCAACCTGTTATACATACTAGATGTCCCACGCTTCTGAGAAGTGCCGAAGCTGTCGCCCTTTGAGCCATAACTTCTGGTAATCAGGAACATGAACCTTGCTGCTCGCTGTATCTCGGTCAGACCTTCCTGTTTCATGATCTCACCAAATAGCTTGCGACTGGCAACCATATAGTCCAATTCTCTGATCAGTTCATCAGGATGGTACTTGACCTGCAGGAAGAGGTTAACCAGGCGATAATCGAGATCATTATAAACTTCCAGATCTGCCCATCTATCCTTGAGCAGGAGCATCCAGGCAGCACCCCCGAAAGGCTCAATATAGCCTGTAATGTCATCCGGCACGTACTGGGAGATAGTTTTTCTTAAGAGACGCTTACCGCCGATCCAGCCGATAATGGCATCCATCAGATATCTCCTTTAGGGTCGCTCATACAGAGCCGTAGGTATAACTCCGGCAGGGTCAGGGTATCAAATTCGGTATTGTTAAAGCCTAGTTTACGCAGGATCATTTCGAACTTCTCGTAGGGGTATCGCCGGTCTTTCCTGTCACTGCCAATCCTAAACTCCCGAGCCAGTCTTTGCACTTCTGACTGCTGGCTCTGATATAGGCGAAAAAAGAGTGGATGTACTCCAAGGCTTCCAGAGCATCCATCTCATCAGGCTCTTTGTTGGACAGGATGCGAATTAGGTCTTTATCTGCTTCTGAGTTAGAGATGAGTTCCAACAGTTCAACCTCCGAGACTTTGGTCAGCTTACCGGAGAGGAAGTCCTCAAGCTTGGCTTTGAGAGTGCCGTTGGATATAGTCAGACAGAGGATCTGCCTGAGTTGGTTATAAGTCAGTTTGGGTTCTTTCATAGCTATTCCTTTTCTGTATCATTCAAAGAACATCTTGATAGCAACTCCCATGAGCATAAAGAACTGGGAGATGGAGACGCCCAGAAGCAACTTCATGTTCGTCTCCACTCTTGCCAGCCGTGTGATCAGGGAGTTATTGCTATTGCCGTTGCCATAGATCTCCTCGTGCATGCTATCGACCTTGTCTTTGATCTCAGGCTTGCACTGGCAGATAGGCAGGGCAGGTAGTTCAGTTACTGGTTTTTTTCTAGGTGGCATATCAGGCTACGGGGATGTCCTTCTTGAGATAGACCTTGCCGGCAGTAGTTCCGGAGAACTCAGTGGAGATTACCACAGTAAACAGTCCGTCAGCTTCGCCAGACCATTCAACTGTCCAGCGCATGCCGTTAAAGATGATGACTCTGTCCAACTCGGTGGATGCCACTACAATAGTCATATCCTTGCCTGAGAACGACCGGCTTTCCAGATAGTCCTTCTGCTTGGCAGACATGCCTACGATGGTTAGTTCCACCGTACTGGTACGCTTACCTGTGATGGTATAATTACGGGTCTTGAGTTTAGTCAGTTTAGAATCCGTTTTACCGGGTTTCTCTGCCAGTTCACCCAGGATGTCGAAGTTGGTGTTGAGTTCAGTCTGTACCGAGGGAACGGTGGCATAGATGGTCTCCACGTCGGCTGCGGCATAGACACCGAAACCGAAGTAGATCTTATCTGCCACCATGCCTTCCATCAGAGCGGAAAACAGCAGATCACTCTGAGTGGTACCGCTGGGATAGGTAGGTGTGGCTATCGGAGAAGGAGGCATTAGAATACTCCCTTAACCGCCCTGCCCAGGGAAAACAGCCATTTGCGGTTATGAAACACATACTCCACAGCACCGCCTATGGTACCGAAGAGCTTGAGGATAAGACCTGCTTGTTTTGCAGGCAGGGACTTGGACACCCGTTCCACTGCCAGTTGCTTCTTGGCATAGTCATCCAGCAGCTTGGTGTTGGGATTGGTCTTGATGTCCTGGATGATCTCCAGGATCATAGCCAAAGCAGCATTGATCTTGGTCTTATCCAAAGTCTTACCTGTAATCCAGGCAATGATCCAGACGATGAGAGTGGCAATGAGTCCGAGAATGAACTCCTGATTATTAATAATGAAATCCATAGGTTCTCCTTGTAGTTAGAGTTTGTAAAAGATGAGGTTGGCGACACTGGCGGTCCCGGCTGCAGCTCTGCGGATATAGATAGTTCTCTGGCTGTAGACCGGGATCTTGAGTGGTACACCCACCGGGATAGTGGCGAATGAGTTATTGTTGTTGCTGTTATCAGCTCTGAGTCCTATACTGCCTGTAGCCGGGATGATCACTACTTCGACTGTACCACTGGGCACAGCAATGGCTTTCCAGAGGGTATCAGCAGCCGGACTATAGGTTAGGCAACTGAAGCCTTTGTTCATCTGGATGGCGATTTTCCTGTTATCTACAGGCAGGGTGTACTGGGCATACAAACTCAGGGCTACGTTAAAGACCATCGCCAGCAAGATGGCGATAAAGATGTAGATCTTCATGAATGCCTCCTTATACGACATGGAAGATTTTGATGAAGTTGGGGATGTAGGTGATGCCGGGACGGATACGGATATACCAGTGGTACTTCCAGTCCGACCCATGGTGTTCCACCTTGAGTTCGGCATCGGTGCGGTAACCGATAATGATGAACTTGGTGATGCCACCCACGATGTAGTCGTCGGGCATCAGTCTGGCTTTGACCGGGATACCGGCAAAGGACACATTGCCACCCTCGAGCAGCAGTCTGTCACCGGCAACAGTTTCACGTTTGGACAGTTCACTCCGGATACGGATCAGGTCTTTCTGGGAGACATAGAACTTGAAGTTTTCCTGCTCTTCCAGTATCTCATCACTGAAAGCCAGCAAAGCCGCTTCGAAGCGTTCAGCAAAGGTGACATGCACTGAGGAGTCGATGTCGGTCACATCAGTGCCGGTGGTGGCGAGTTTGATGATGCCGTTCAGGGCTTTCAGCTTATCGGTTCCGGAGGCTCTGTCTCCTTTGAACAGGAGCAGGCGTATGGCTTTCTCGGTTTTCTTAGCTATATGCTGTTCCACATAAGCACCAAAGGCTTGCTCACCATACTTGTCCTTATAGAACTCGACCACATCTCTGCCTAAGGTGAACTCGGCATTCAGGATGCCGGTGGGCACGGACAGATCGGCAGTGGCTACGGTCTGAGCCGTCAATGCGCCATCCAGGCTGTTCTTGAACACCAGGTCGTCAATCAGCCCGATATCGATCTTTTCGTCTTTGAGCAGGGGAATGACCGAGATATCGGAGAGGGTATCACCCGGTTGACTGCCCACCACCTCATCGATAAACAGACTGGTGGTGTTGGGGTTGAGGATGTTCATGACCGACCCGGAATCGACATCGGCAATGCCTTTGTAGATTTCCTTATGTGAGGCTTTGACCAGCACCTTGTTGCCATCGATCAGGACTTCCATGTCCACATTGCCCTGGTTCTCATCCGGTTCGCCTTTGATGGACTTGGAGATGGCTTTGCTCATGGTAATAGACAAGTCTTTCAGGCTCTTCTCGATGCTACGGATGGCATCCGAGACCATGATATTGCCCGAACCTGATCCTTTTTCAAGTTCAGATATACGGTCTGAGATCGAGGCAATGCCTTTCTGCAGTTCGGTGTTGTTATGCTGTTCGGCTACCTTCTTGAGAGAGTTAAGCTCTCCCTTGATCTCATCCAGTACTGCCTTGGTATCGCCATAGTCATCGGCTTTGCCATAAATGGACACACCGTGGAACTGACCCTTCTCGACCTTCTGCCAGAGTTCACTGTTCAGATCTTCGCACTTGAGCACCTGAACCCAGGCTCCGGTATTGGTATCGGGGAAATGCTCTTTATCGGCTGTCTTGAGGATGTAGTTCTCCACCACGACAAACTCGGGAACGGTCTGCAGGTTATGATTAACATCGTTCTTGCCGACCAGACCATGCTTGGCGAAGTGGTCGCAGGACTTCTGGATCTCGTTCTTGGTGTAGTAGTCACCCTGGCTGTCTTTGACATCCGGCTCCATGAGGGTGACATACAGCCGACCCTGGGTTCCGGTCTTTTCACTTTTGAACTTGATGGAGTGGGACTTGGGTTCGTAGCTCTTGCCCTGAGCTGATTTGATGACAAAGCCTTTCTGATTGGCAGGGGTCATCTCATCAAACAGCAGGGAGACTAGTTCCACTTCCACGTTACGCAGTTCGCCCTTTTGGACGAGTTTTCGGTTTTTGCTAAATGGGTACACATTACCTCCTGTGTATGGTTATTGTTATGGGTTATTGGAAAAGTTGCGGTTCTGCATAAAAAGCTGCTCATCAGCAGATTGCAGAGCTTCTGTAAGATTTCCAAAGTTGAAGTCCGCCGGAGTTACATTCCAGTTGAACTCATAATTGAACTCGATAGCTAAGGTTAAAGCCAGACGTTCCTGCAGGGGTTTGATCACGAAATGGTAGAACATCAGCATATCGCTTTTGTTATCGCCACCAAGCTGACCTGGGATAAGCTGAGACACCACTCTGGCAGGGACTCTATGATAGGCGAAGATGCCTTCTCTCAGGTCTTTCTTTAGAGATAGGAAACCACCCTCTCTGTCCTGCTGGCGTAGGGGTTCGAGCCTAATGCGGACATCCTTGCTCTCGCTTTCGATCAGAACAGTAGAGTGGGACTTGGCATTACCCTTAACCTCAGTCAGGGCTTTCTCGATCTCTTTATAGGCATCGGTCAGCACTTCATTGCCCTGCTCATCGGTCACTGTCCCATCACGCAGGGTTCCACCTTCTACAATGACGAAGTAATCGATCATTAGACCGTTCAGGAAGTTGTTGTAGTCGAAGGTCTTGATCTCGGACAGAATCTCCACATTGATAGCTATAGGCAGGCAGGACAGACCCCAGGCATTGGACTTGTGAGTGCTCTTCTTGATATGGATGATGTCGGCATAAGCAAAGTCCCGTTTCTGCTGGTTCTTAGTCTGGATAAAGTTAGGTCGAAAGAACCCAAACTCGTCATAGTTCTCCACTATCTGTACTTCAGTTGGTAGCATGCGTTCCAGACCCATCCACTGTCCCTGGGCATTACGCATCTTGATCAGAAAGCCATTACCACAGGCGATATAGAACTTGATCAACTCGCCTAAGATGGTGGTCTGGTCTTCACAGGCAGGGAACTCGGCAGTCTCCATCCACTTGGTGACATTACTGTTCTTGCACTCAAACTGCATGACGGTGGCCATCGTAATAGCATCCACACAACCGGAATGGTACTCATCGGTGTCCAGGAGTGCCAATAACTTGCTCATGGAGTAGGGTTGGGAGACGACTTTCTTAGCTTCAGCTTCTTTGGAGATCAGTCGTTTGCCAACTCGCTTCATAACAGCTAAGTCAATAGTTTCAGGCTTGTATTTGCTTTCCAACAGCTCAGTGACAGAACTGATACCGATAGTGTGGTTACCCAGTCGCATTACCTTCACGATGCTGCTCCCGAACCACTCTTCAGCAGGTCCAGCTTGGCTATCCTAACAAGTCTGGTGCCGTCTATCCTTGATGTGTAATACTCGATATGGGGAATGTCACGGTTGACTAAAGTCAAATATGATGCTCTGAATAACTCTTTCAGGTTATAAAGGGCTAGGTCAGGGTCTTCCACGTTCTGAGCATTGACGATCAGGTAGACTGTCCAGGCGATATCAGTGGATGTAAACTGGCGAGAAGTGGCTTTGATGCCATCCTCTGTATCCAGGATCACAATAGCGCAAGGCAGGTTCTTGGGGATGCTGTCCTTATTGAACAGGATGGTAGGTATGCTGCAGGACTGCAGAGCTTGGACTATCTTGTCCCTTTGTGCCAGAAAACGCTCCAAGTTGGTCATAACCTGACCTCAATGGAGTTAAGCTGCTCATATATCCACTGCTCACGATTGGTGATTACCTCAGCAAAGACATTACGGGCAGCGATGCCTTCCCTTTTGATTTTGCCCCGGATGAGATATGCGATCTCAGCGATGGTCAGCTGCTTGCCTGTCTCCTTGTCAGTCCAAGATAGGTGCTTGCGTTCAACCCAAGCGATCAGCGGAGCTATGGGAGTCCAGGAAGGCACCTTACCGCCCAAAACAAAAGGCTCATGTTTGACATTGGAACCGACCCTGAGGGTCATACCGGTAGGCTTGGTTTCGACCAGATAGCCGGTATTGCCATGCAAGTCACCCTTGTCATAGATGTTCTGTGTCAGGATCTCTTTACGGGCATCGGCATCAATGACAGAACCAATCAGATGCAGTCTGCTTTCCAAGGCGGTATAGATAGCCCGGTAGATCTCAGCCATCAGCTCCTCCGCTGACTCAAACACCCTATCTGCCATCAGATGACTCCGACCCTGATGACCCGGGGAGGTCTAGGGGAGATAATGCCCAGTCTGTCCTTTCCGGCATCGTTCAAGTAGGCTGTCAGGACAGTCAGAGCTCTGAGCTCAAGTTTAGACTTAAAGGCATCGATTTCCGCACCTGTGAGCAGTTCGGTAGCGGATTGGTCTAATCCTACGGTCTTGACGATTCCCTCGCCCAGGGTCTTTAAATTGAGGAACTCGCAGGTGGAATGCAGCATGTAAAAGCAATAGGCAGACTGGAAGGCTATATATAGAGGATCTTCCTCACCCACCCTGGGATCGAAAGCAGACTGGTAGAAGTTGTCCAAGACCAAAGACCTGATGCTTTCCAGTACCAAAGGTTGATGTAGCTTGAACACAGAATTGCTTTCCAGATCAACCGGCAGATTCAGAAAAGTCAGCACATCGGTCAGTTCAACTGGCAGGGCAGCCGGCATTAGCCTTTCCTCATAAGTTCTGAAAGTTCAATCGCTCTGCGACCAACCTGCTTTGCCCATTTAGAGGCTAGCATACCATTGGCGGCTCTCTCAAAGTCACCAGAGCCAATGAAAGCCAAAGTGTTCTTGAATTCCATCAGTCCGGATATACCGAGATTGAAGCACATGTTAAGCAGGACGGATTTGCGGGTCTCGTTTAGTTCGATATACGTAATTGGAATATGACCCATCAGATCTCTTTCACAGCGCAGGATGTCGTTCTCGAGTAGGATAAAGGCTTCTTTCTGAGATATACCACAATCTTCGAGATTGCGTCCCACTCCGATGGTGAGTTTGCCTGCAGGACAACGATAAGGTTTGAGCTTCAGACCTTCGTGTCTAAGTAGCTGATCTTTGACTTTCTGTAAGAGGGCTTTTTCCATGTTTGCTCCAGTAATATTAATCTGGAGCTATGAAACCACCTGCCCAAAAACTGACAAAAAAGGATGCCTAATGATGCGACAGATTTTATGGTTGACAAAATAGGCGTTTGATAAACCAGTTAAAATTGCCAAATTTTATTGGGAAACTGGATAATGCCACACATAGTTGGATTATTCGATATCCTGAAAGTAACAAAGTTATAATAGTTTTGAGTCATTGCATAGGGAGGATTATAGAATGCCCAAGAAAAAAGACCAGACAACGCCAATCGAAGCATACGTACATACAAAAGAAGAGCGACTGAATAATCCCCCAGTTGGAATGGTAACTCCGGAAAGCGATCCTGATGGTGAGAAAAAGACTTATAGTTTTGACCCGCATATTGACCCTCAACTTGATTGGGCAGGTAAAAAGGAGCATCTGAGTTTCGAGGTTCCAACTGTTTCTTTACATGTTCATGAGAGGATTGATCCACTGACTATCATTGAGTCGGTCAGAAAGCAAGAAGCAGAAACTGACCAGATGGAACTCTCTTTTTTCAATAGACCAGAGGAAAATCCACCTATCAGAGAAGCTATCCAATTTTACAAACATAAACATAATTGGTCTAATCGTTTAATAGCCGGTGATTCTCTTCTCGTCATGAATTCCCTACTAGAGAAAGAAGGAATGAGTGGCAAAGTGCAAATGGTCTATTTTGACCCACCTTACGGCATAAAATATAGCTCAAATTTTCAGCCGTTTGTAGATAAAAACACTGTTTCTATGAGCGACAAAGATGAGGATTTATCAAGTGAACCTGAGATGATAAAAGCATTCAGAGATACATGGGAGCTTGGTATCCACTCATATTTAACTTACTTAAGGGATAGGCTTCTGTTATGTAAAGAGTTATTACATGATTCAGGGAGTGTGTTTGTCCAGATTTCTGAAGAGAATGTTCACAGGGTCCGAGCCATCATGGATGAAGTATTTGGTTCTGATAACTTTGTTAGCCAAATTACCATTAAACGTGCTTCGGTTATGTTTGCCAAGAAACTTCTTAATAATGCAGTTTTTTATGTTCTATGGTATGCAAAGAATAAGGATAATATCAGATATAATCAGTTATATGAGCCGAAAAGTCTGGCATGGTTTATTGATACTGCTGGTTCTCATTTATGGATTGAGGACTTACAAACTAATGAAATTACCAAGGTTACAGCAGACATACGTGATACAATCCTTGTTGATATTAAAAAAAATAAAAACCTAAAGCTATTTGCAACACTTGGTATAAATGCCCAAGGGACAGAAAAAAGGGAGCCATTACATTTCGAGGGGAAGAAGTATTTACCCCCAAATGGAACACAGTGGAAAACGTCGTACAAAGGATTAAATATGTTGTCAGAGAAAGGAAGATTAGTAGTTGAAGCCAATACTCTTAGATATAAAATGTACTACGATGATTATCCAATAATGACAATCAATAGTTTATGGGAACAAATTGGTGCTGCAGGTGATAAGATATATGTCGTCCAAACATCAGATGAAATTGTAAAAAGGTGCATGTTAATGTCATCTATGCCAGGTGATTTAGTCCTAGATATTACATGTGGAAGTGGTACAACGGCTTATGTCGCAGAACAATATGGTAGAAGGTGGTTAACGTGCGACACATCAAGAATTGCACTTACTTTAGCAAAGCAACGGCTTATGACCTCTGTTTTTGCTTATTATGAGTTAGCTCACCCAAAAGAAGGTGTCGGAAGTGGTTTTGTGTATGGCAAAGCACAACATATAACTTTAGGAGATATAGCTAATAATGAGCAATCAAGGTCTGAAGAATTGATTAATAAACCAAGTATTGATAACTCAAAAAATCGTGTCACAGGTCCATTCACTGTTGAAGCGGTTCCGGCACCTGTAGTAAAAAGCATAGATGAGATTGTGAATGGGGTTGAACCAGTTGCGGATAACAGTATAGCTCATTCAGGTGAAACACTCAGGCAATCTGAATGGAGAGATGAATTACTAAAGACAGGTATAAGAGGCAAGAATAATCAATACTTAAGGTTTATTCGGATCGAACCGTTACCTGGATGCCAATGGATACATGCTGATGGAGAGACACAACCAGAGTCTTCGAATCCTTCTGTTAGGGTTGCTGTATCTTTCGCCTCTGAGTTTATGCCACTCGAACAAAGGCAAGTTGCCCTCGCTATAGAGGAAGCACAGAACCTTGTTCCCAAACCAAAAATTATGATTTTCGCTGCTTTTGAGTTTGATCCGGAAGCATCTAAGGATATCGATGAGACAAACTGGCCTGGAGTTCAGCTACTTAAGGCTAGGATGAACGCCGATTTAATGACGGATGATCTGAAAAAGAAGAGAGCTTCTAACGACTCATTCTGGTTGATCGGACAACCTGAAGTTCAGATTGTAAAGCATAAAGATAAAAAATACTCAATAAAAGTTTTGGGCTTTGACTATTATAATACGAAAAATGGACAGATAGAATCAGGTGGAAAAGATAAAATTGCCATTTGGATGCTTGATACGGACTATGATGGCAGGAGTGTTTTTCCACGCCAGGTATTCCTACCATTGGCTGGTGATAAAGAAGGTTGGTCAAAACTTGCAAAAGACATTAAAGCAAGTATTGATGAAGTGCTAATAGAGCAATATCGTACAACTGAGTCAATTCCATTTGCTGCCGGTGAGCATAAAAGAGTTGCTGTAAAAATAGTTGATGATAGAGGAATCGAAAGCCTGGTAGTAAAGAGGTTAGATTAATGCCTCAGACTACTATAGACCAATTAATAATCAATTCTCCTTATCATGAACCACTATATTATTGGAAGTATGATCCAAAGACGAGGCTGTTTGATCGAGCAGAAGGCAGACGTCCAGCCGGATATGTAGTAGCAAGCGAAAGGTCAAGAGCTTATGATGACCCCGGTATATTTATTGAAATACCTTTGGTAAACCAAATTCGACCTAGGATAAAGACCTGGCGTGAGAATGGTTATCCAGGTGCAACTGGGATGACTAAGAGATTGTTATCATATTGGAATGACCCAGAAGAATTTGAAGCCAGGCGGTTTTTCTTTTGCCAGATGGAAGCGATAGAGACCATAATCTGGTTAGCAGAAGCAACATCTTCAGAAAAGACAGGCATTGATATTCCAAATGACGGGGGATTGTTTCAAAGATTATGCTCTAAAATGGCAACTGGTTCGGGTAAAACCATTGTTATGGCTATGCTTATAGCCTGGCAGGTTCTAAATAAGGCGAATAACTCTCAAGACAAGAGATTTTCCAAAAACATTCTTGTTATGGCGCCTGGTTTGACTGTCAGGAATCGTCTGTCGGTGCTTTTACCTTCTGATGAAGACAATTATTATGAGAAATTCAGAATTGTTCCTGCGGCATTAATAGATAATCTTCGGCAGGGTAAAGTAATAGTACACAATTGGCATGCACTTGCTTGGGAATCAGATGAGCAAGTAAAAAAGAGAAGATCAGTAGATAAGCGTGGTGCAAAGAGTGATGAAGCATACTTAAGAGAGGTTCTGGGTGATATGGCACAAGCCAGGAACATAGTAGTGATAAATGATGAAGCTCATCATGCCTGGCGTTTGAATGTTACCGCAGAAGGAAAGTATCTGAGATCCAGAGATATGAAAGATAGTGCTGAGGAAGCTACTATCTGGATAGGTGGTTTAGATCGCATACATAAGAACAGAAATATTATCAACTGCTATGACTTCAGCGCTACACCATTTACACCATCTGGAAAGAAAAACGACAATGAGTCGTTATTTGGTTGGATTGTTAGCGATTTCGGATTAAATGATGCAATAGAATCTGGTTTAGTAAAAACACCCAGAGTAGTAATCCGGGACGACGTCCACCCCAATGCAAGGACATATAAATCAAAACTTTACCACATTTACGATAATGATGAAGTGAAAGCAGATATAAACAGATCTGCTAAACCAGAGGAACCGTTACCAGATTTAATACTTAATGCCTATTACTTACTCGGTTATGACTGGAGGGAGACTCTAAAAGCCTGGCAAGAGGTTAAACAGCTTGTTCCTCCAGTAATGATAACTGTATGTAATAGAACTGAAACAGCAGCAAGAGTTAAACATTCCTTTGACTTCAGGAAAATCCATATAGATGAGCTGTGCGAGACAAGTAAGATTTTACACATTGACTCCAAAGTCTTAGATCTTGCTGAATCTCAGGATGTAGTAACAATCCGATTTAGTGAAAATGAACCTGATAGTGAACAAGAGGCACCCGATAACGAACTTGAACCAAAGTTATCAAAAAAGGAGCAGGCTGAATTTTTACGAAGACAGGTAGATACAGTGGGTCAACTAGATAAAAATGGGAGACCCCTACCTGGAAGTTTTATCCAAAATGTTATCTCAGTTGGCATGTTATCTGAAGGGTGGGATGCAAAAACTGTAACTCACATAATGGGATTACGAGCTTTTTCAAGTCAGTTACTTTGTGAACAAGTAGTCGGAAGAGGACTTAGAAGGACGACTTATGATGTTGATCCATCAACAGGTTTGTTTAGTCCAGAATACGTAAACATCTTTGGCATCCCATTTACTTTTTTACCGCATGAAGGTGGAGAAGGCGCTCCACCACCTCCTCCAACCCCCAAAACTATGATAATGCCGGTAGATGATAAAGTTGAGTTCTGCATTTCCTGGCCTAATATCATTAGGATAGATAGAATCTTTAAACCAGTCTTAACGATTGACTGGGATAAGATTGAAACACTTGAATTGGACTCGTTTTCTGTAAGACAAATTGCCGATTTAGCTCCTATAGTAGATGGAAAACCAGATATTACGAAAATCACTGAGATAGATTTGGAAAACCTCGCCACCGAATTCAGGACTCAAAGGATTGTCTTTGAAGCAGCAAGAGATAACTTTCATTTAATGAGTGCGAGTTGGAAAGGCAATAAAGAATACTTGTTAGCGCAGCTAGTGAGATTAGTAGAAGAATTCATAATTTCTGATAAGATTGTCATAGAGCCTCCTGTATTCGGTTTCAGCGAATTAAGAAGACGAGTAGTGATTACGTTAAATATGAGTAAGGTGGTGCAGCATATTGGGGATGCAATTCGATTTTCCAATACTGAATGTTTAGAACCAATTTTCGATCGTGACCACCCAATTTTATCAACAGCAGATATGCCGATATGGTACACAAGTAAACCTTGTGAGGTAGCAACTAAATCTCATATCAATTATGTTGTGCTTGATAGCACTTGGGAATCATCAGAAGCCTTCCATCTGGATCATGACTCTACAATAGAAGCATGGGCGAAAAATGACCATTTGAACTTTGAAATACTATATATGTATCAAGGAATAGTACGTAAATATAGGCCTGATTATCTTATCCGCAAAAAGAATGGTGACATGTGCATATTGGAAACGAAAGGACAAGAAACCGATCAAGATAGAGTCAAGAAGCGTTTTCTGATGGAATGGATAGATGCTGTAAATCAACATGGCGGATTTGGTTATTGGAAGTTACTTGAGTCACTCTTTAATAAGTAAATTGGGGCTACGTATATGAAACTTACAAATATTGTTATCAAGAATTATAAATCATTAAAGGATATCTCAATAGATTTAGATAATCTACATGCTTTAGTTGGTGCTAATAGTTCTGGTAAATCTAACCTTTTACGAGCATTGGATTTCCTTTTCAATCCGAGCAGTAAGTTTGTTTCGGAGGATACTTTTTGGAGTAAGGACACTGAAAACGAAATTAGAATCGAAGCATTGTTTAAAGACCTTACGGAAAATGAAAAAGAGAAACTTGATCCTTACTTATTGCCTGATGGTTCTTTTAATATAGCTCGATACGCTAAAATTGGGGCATCTCCACAAAACGATGACACAGAAATTGTGGACTCTAAAGTATTTATTGGGCAACAATATAGAAAATTAGTACCTAAAATAACCTGGTTGCAAGAAACCAATATTAATGCAAGTAATATATCTGATTGGTGGAGTAAAAAAGAAGACCTTACAGTCGGAAGTCATAACTTCTACGAATTTCTTGATTCAACCTCAAAACCAGGAGTTGGTGATTGGAAAGCTAAAGCCAGTCAGTTTGTTTTAACTTATAAAGATGGTATAGAAATGGATAGTTCTTGGATTGATAATCCTAAGGGTTATGCGGGTGTGCTTAAAGGATGTTTACCATGTTTTGTTTTAGTTCCTGCTGTAAAAGATGTTACAGATGAATCAAAGGGTACTAAAAGTAGTCCTTTTGGAAAACTCATTAACCATATTATTTCTAGTGTTTCAGATGCAAAGCAAAAAGCTATAAAAGAAGCTCTTAGTGAAATCAGTGGTCATTTAAATCGAGTTGGAGCTGATAAAAGAGTCCCATTAATTGCTCAGACTGAAAAGGAACTAAAAAAACTTCTGAATGATATTTTCCCAGAATGCGATCTTGAAATAGAATTTGAAACTCCGACATTAGAATTATTGTTGAGTGCACCTAAATTATATATAGATGATGGTTTAAGGAATACGGTTGAAAATAAGGGGCATGGGTTACAAAGGGCAGTCATCTTCTCTATATTACGACAATATGCAGATTATAACTCTATACAATCGGACGGTAATAAAAAATCTCTCATAATTGCTATTGAAGAGCCCGAACTATATATGCATCCACAAGCTCAAAGGACTATAAGGAGTGTGTTAAAACGTATAGCACAAGGATCTGATCAAGTCTTATTTTCAACTCATTCATCCCTTTTGGTTGATGTTACAAACTTTGATGAGATTGTTCGTTTTGAGATACAGGTAGACGAACATAAAGGTGAGAGGACTAATACTTCAAGAATTTGGCAACTCTCCATGAAAAGCCTTATAGAAGACCTCATTAATAGACATCCCGGTATTAATCCTACTGGTGATTCAATGAGGGAATTGTATGCTAATTCTTACAATACGAATAGAAATGAGGGATTTTTTGCATCAAAGATAATTCTTGTTGAGGGTCAAACTGAGGCTTACTGTCTTCCAATTTATGCTGATTACATAGAAGGTTGCGCTTTTGATCCCAAGGGTATAAGTGTAATAGAATGTGGAGGTAAGGGGTCAATGGACAGACTTTATCGTATTTTTAATGAATTACATATTCCTTGCTATATCCTTATAGACTACGATTTTGGTAATTCAAATACGAATATAACTGACAAATCAATTGAACTCATCAACCTAGTTGGGGATAAGTCACAATATCAAGGATCATTGTATATATCAGACAAGATAGCTTATTTTCCAATAAAATGGGAGACACAATTATCAGGTGATATTGCAAATTATTCTGCATTAGAAGGGCAAGCTTGTACGGCTCTTGGAATTTCAAAGGATGGAAGTAAACCACTTATTGGTCGCTATATCGCAAGATGGTTAGTTTCGCAAACACCTTCCCAGATACCAATTTGCATCGAACAGATAATAAAAAAAGCATGTGGAATTACTTGGTATGCTAGTTGTTTAACAAAATGATATAGTGAATTTGATAGTACAATGCAAATTTTTATTTATGAAGTAGTTATTTGATAATTATAAAATTCGCAAGATATGTATAGCCGGAAAATTAAGGCTAGCAATTAGGAGAAATTATGATTAATAAAGAAGATCTCTCTAAAATGGCCAGAAACATACCTTTTGCTGATCGAGTAAATTGCTTGATGCAGTATTCAGAAGTTGAATTGCACCACCATTTAGAAAATCTCTATTACCAGATACAGTCTGATCAACAGGTCTTTATAACTCATGGAACTAATGAACTAGGTAAGGACTTGATAATAATACAACCTAGTAAAATAGCTATGTTTGTTACTGCTGTCATAGTTAAGAAAGGAGTGTTATCAGGAAAATCTTCTGGTGCAATTGATGATGTTCATAATAAGATAAGTCGATATAAAAATTTGAGCAAAGCAACACTAAGCGAATTAGAAAGTCAAGTCAGGCAATCAAGCAGCCACAATGCTAATATTGAGTTTTCTGTTGAGAATTTCAAAATAGATAAAATAATATTAGTTATTGTTGGCAACATCACACATAATGCTCTCAAAAGGTTGGAAGAGTTAACTTCAGTTGGTATAATTGTCCAAGATATTAAATGGCTTGTAGATAATTTCACTGAGTATTATCCACAGGTATATTTTGAATCTGATCTGTACGATTTTGTAAGCGACCAAATCATTAGTGTTGAACAAGAACACTGGCTTTCAAAAAAGAACATCAATCTGAGTGAATATTATGTTAACCCTACCATAATCAAGTACAAGTACACTACAACAGTCAATGAGAAAACGCTTGAGGAACTTATACAGAATCAACCAATAGATTTTAGTGAATTCAAGAGTTTTGTGGATAGTAATAAAGCCATCATTATTGTAGGAGAACCTGGAACAGGTAAAACAGGATTACTTAACAAACTCACATTGGAGTACTTAAGTTCAGCTTCTCACGATATTGTTACTTCAAAGCATACAAAAGCACAGATTCCAATTTATATCCGAGCAACTGACTTATATAACATAGAGGATATAAGTGAGATTAACGCTCGAATACCTCAAGAAGTTATAAATAGAATCCAGATATCAGGGATATTTGTTGATGCCCTAGATGAATTACATTCGAATAAAAGGCTTGAAGTAGTTGAAAAGGCAAAACGATTTTCTGAACAGTTATCTTGTGCAGTTATTATAACAAGTAGAAATATTAGCTGCCTGCATAACATAGATCATGGATTTGCGAAATACGAACTACTTCCTTTTGATATTAAACAAGCTGTTGATTTGTTTAGAAAACTGTACAAAAATGATTTTAGTAAAATTGAAATACTAAGCAAATTATATGACGAACTATGCCATCAAGTTAGTCTTGCTCCTTTATCACTTCATCTTTTAATAGAATTGGTCGAATATCACCATGAAGCCCCTGCATCAGTAACAGAATTGTATCAAAGGTATTTTGATATGATTTTCGGAAGATGGGACATTGAAAAAGGGCTTTCAGTACTATTTGATTATGTGGTTTTGAATTCTTACTTATCAAAACTAGCATATGAGTGTTACTTTAAGCAGAGTAAAATCGAAATAGATCTTAATGATTATCATGAGTTTACGAAACAATATTGTATTGATAAAGATTATTCTATTGATGATTTTAACAATCTGATTAGTGTTGTTGAACGATCTGGAGTTTTACGAGTCGATAATCAAGTGTATTTTAAACATAGAACATTTCTGGATTACTTTACAGGGCTTTACATCCATGATAATAAAGAACAATTCAGCGATTTGATGGATTTCTTATCTGAAATCTACTATGATGATGTATGGTATGACGTTTCGTTTTATTATGTTGGTCATGAGAGAATACTTAAAAGTGTTCTATTGGAAAAATTGTTACAAAGAACAGATGATAGTTTTCAGGTTCTTGTCAGTAAACTAGAATTAGGTCGTTTGCTTCAAGCAGGCTGGAATTCAGATAGAAGTGTAAAACATGACACAATATTGAATTCTGTTAAGTATGCATCTATCTGTAGGGAAAGACTATATAATTTAACTAAAGACGCAAAATTCGACATGATTTACAATGACTTCCTTGTACTGATATTAGCAGAATTATCTTTTGGTTCCTTCGTAATCAGTAAATCTGTTTTAGAGATAGTAAACCAAAATCTATCAAATCTCACCGAAGATAATATATATGATACAATTGTTTTAATTTGGGCTTCAAGACGACACATTGAAATTAAACAATTATCAGAACACATTGACATATTACTTAAAACATTGCCTAAGATGAAACTCAAAGAAAAAGAGCTCATTAATCTGTATAGGTTCTTGGAGATCATTAGTAAAAAAGATGAACTCCATCATGAAAAAATCATCAAGAGACTGTCTTCAATATTTGAAAACAACAAAGATATTAATAGAAAGTTCATCAGAGATCATGTACTGCCACAAAAACGAAAGTAGAAAAAGCACCCTTTCAAAATTAACTGAATATGGCTTTCAAGGAATCTGTTAAAGATCAAGCCCTGTGTGCATCAGGAAGGAACTGCTGTCTATGCAGAAAGTACTGCGGTACTAAGGTTGAAACACACCATATAATCCCCACATCAAATGGTGGTGATGATAGTTATGACAATTGTGTTGTTCTATGCTTCAACTGCCATGCTGAAGTTGAAAATTATAATCCCAATCATCCCAAAGGCAGGAAAATAACAGCAGACGAGCTGAAACGCCTACGAGACCATCTTTATCAACAAGTTGCTGATGGCACATTTATCCCAGTTTATTATTCTAGTGAAGAGAGTTTAGAATTTATCTTAGTAACTGGTAAAAATAATGTTGTTGCTGGTCGAGACATAAATCTAAATCCTAAGATTGTTCACAATACTAATGTCCTGTACGATGCAGGAGGTAAGCATATAACTACTGAAACAGCAGCTAAAATTACGAATCTAGTTAAAGAACTCTGTGAAATTAAACATGCTGCTGGTTATTCAATAGCCCAAGCTCGTGCAGAAGTTTGGAGCTCTTTTAAGAATCGTTTCAAAGTACCAAAGTATGAGTTAATACCTCTTGAACAAAGTGAAGAAGCAATAAATTACTTATATACCCAGATTAATATGGCAATGCCTTCAATTCGTAATAAAGATCCTGAACTATGGAGGAAAAAACTTTATACATCCATACATGCAAGAGCAAAGGACTTAGGAATTGAGAAAGAAGGGCTTTATCAAATAGCTTATAAAGACATACCCTTAAAATCCCCATGTACATCACTAAAAGATCTCAATATGCGTGATTTAAAAAGGCTCAATACAATACTTATCAATCAGCAAAGAAAAACCAGCTAGGCTCTTAGACAATAATAGTCGTTGTTCTGCACTTCCAATGAAACGGAGGAAAGGGTGTATGCGCTCCTGAGACACCGATAGGCTCATTATTATTGTTAAAGACTATCTGGTCATTCTTTACCCAAGGGGCAAGGGCTTTGATGTACTCCCGGGCATCATCCAGGCTGTTTGACTTGGTATCCAATGCCATCAGGTTATCCATCACTTCCACTGCATCGTTTAGGGGATAGACCTTATCCTGGGCTGCCAGAGCCCGGCAGATGTCACTGGTGCGGTCATCCAGAATAACCACTAATTTGTAATACTTAGCTTGGGCTTTCCGGTATCCATGCAGTCTGCCGAACTCACGTATCCGGAGTGCAGTATGCTCTGCCAATCCCTGCCAGTAAGACTGGGATTTATCAGCAATGTCGCTGAACTGCTGTTTTAGAGTCTCTGTAAGCATTTCTTTGGTATAGCCTTGATCTATGGCTTGAGTGAGCACATCTGTGAAGTTCTGCCGTATATCTGATTCAAAATGATTACCGAGCCAGAAGATCTGCTGTTTCTGAATGGTGGATGATAAGTGCTGGTCTTCAATGCCCCATAACCCCACTGATATCTTAACCGGTGCTTGAACTTGGGTATCTCTTAATCCTAGCCTGACACAGCGGTCGATAATTGCTTTGGTCGGCTCATTGACCTGAGCTGCAAAGTCATCTCCTAGTTGGGTATTAATTATGTCCATCATCTTATCTATCTGGGTTTTGCTGAGTTTCTCGGACTTGGGCATCTCACTCAGCATTTGGATAGCTAATCTGGCAGCATCCCTGACTTCTGTCTTCCATGTATTATTCAAGACCCGGTAGTACTCGAGCATGAGCTGATCATAATAGTTCATCTAAAGATAAATCTCCTGACCCTGACTCTGTTTCTGCCAATGTCGTACTCAGAGAAGCGTTCCAGACAGCCTGCCAGGGCATCACAGCCATCGATATAGCCATCAGGATAGGTTAAAAACTGACTAATCAGGGTGGGTGTATCCTGCCCGTCAGGAAAGAGGATTTTGGCAGTTTCAATAAGCGTCTCAGTCCGCTCTATCCTCAGGTTCTTGTTTTCCTTGTTGTCGATACGCTTGATTCTATGGGATATAGGCGGTAAATGATTATCGGTTGCCCACCGGTCGAAGTCGGCTAAGATGCGACCTTGTCCATAGGTGGTTTCAATAGCTGATCTGAACTTGACTCTATAGGTTCTGTCCAATTCCTGATAGGTATCATAGTAGTACCGGAAGAACTTGGTATTCTCGGTCTGACGTATCCAGACACTAAGCACGTAGAATTTATTACCATCATAGCCGATGGAGATGACTGCCTTGAAGCAGCCCTTCTCACCCCAAGCCGGGTCAGCATAGAGCCAGACCCTCTTAATTTGAGTAGGGATCGGCAGGGTTCTATACCTGGTAAACCAGTGATGCTTGAAGATATTGCCTTCTATGACCGGCTGTCCCAACATCTCCCTCTGATAACCGGTATTGCCGAACTTGGCTCTCAGGCTATGTAAGGTAGCAGTAGGATACTGCTCTTCCCAGGTTGAGGTACCGTCAGGGTTCTCCAAAGAAAAGCGCAAAATCGCTTTTTGGTGGGTTTTCAGAACAGATACGACATTGGAGTCGACTTCCGGGTGTTCTGCCTTTATTTCGTCTATTATGAGGTTCAGGAACTGACAGATGGCATAATTAGGATGTACCAGGTTACCCAGCCAGATCACCTTGCCGGGTTGTCCCGGGTCCAAGGCACCGGCAAGCTCTTGAGTGATCTTCTCCATTCTACGCTTCCCGATAGACTGGTTGCCCATGTTCTCTTCTTTATCGATATCATCACAGATCAAGAGTCCGGGTCGCTTGGCTGTCTTGGGATTGATGGTTCCCCGGTGGGATTGCTTAATGCTCCTGGCTCGGATGCGGGTCTTGTTCTTCAGATAGAAGTCCAGATCGAAAGTATCTACTGGTTGCAGCTCCGGTAAGTCAGATAGTAAACGTCTATTGTTAATCAGCTCGTGCAGGGTAAAGGCTGTGCGTTCCTGCGCCAGATCGACATCGGCTGCAGTATGGATGATATACCGTTCTCCTTTGACGATCTTCCAGATAGGATAGACCACACCCATGAGTACCGTTTTGCCCAACCCACGAAAACCGGTGATAGCGATGATGCCTGTGCTCTTATCAGTTTCATCAAACATCGTCTCATGGGCTGGGCAGAAAGGTAAGGTAAAGACATGTGGAAAATAGGTCCTGGCAAAGAACGAGAAAGCATCCCAGCCTTCCCCCTTGGTTCTGGCTATGCGCTCTTCCTTAGCTTCAGGGTTATCGTCTATAAATGGCAAAACGGAGATCGTTTTTGAGGCGATCTCCGTCAGTGCCTTGTTATGCCTTTGAATAAACTTCTTAGGCATAACTGGGGATGGGAGGGCTTAGGGGGTATCGGAGGGCTGTCATGATTTATCCGTTACGAATACGTAGATAATCAGCTAAATCCAGGACGATTGCCTGGAACTGCTTGAGCAAGGTTTCATAACCTTTCTCGACCATGAAGTCAGTGGTTTGATCTAAAAACTTTACGATGTAGTCATTGAGTTCCTTGGCAGGTTCGTCATCCTTCTGGTTCTGCTTGATCAGAGAGACTAAAGACTGCAGAGCGGTATCAGCCGGGTTCTTGGCATATTCCCTCAAGGCTTGAATCAGAGCCCTCTTTCTGGCGGTTCTGATCTCGGCATCGAGCTTACGTTCTTCCTTGAACAGGGTATCCCAATTACCCGACTTGATCCACTTACGGACGGTTATCTCTGACACACCAAAGATGATGCCCAACTCATTGGGATCGGTTTTCCCATTTAAGTAGGCTTGCTTACAGTTATCCCGTTTGATGCGGAACTCGTTGGCGTTACTCATTCTCAGGTTGCACCTTATGCTCATCCAGGTATTGATTGATGTCTTTGCCGTGCACCCGGAGTGGACCTTTATCCGTCAGCCGGTAGGCAGGCAGGGGGTCCAGCGGATCCCTGATCATCCTATATACGGTTGATCTATCGATGTTCAGAGCCTCCGCTATCTCATCGGGTCTATAATAACGGTCATTAAAACTATCCATTTTGTTCTCAGCTTCCATATTTTTTACTGCTGCCAGCATAATAACCTCCTGCTATAGGTCAAAGCACCCTGCCTTATCCTGCGACAGATTTTATAGGGAGCTGAAGTTAAGGACAACTTTCTGGAAGTTGCCATGTTCATCTTTAACATAGAACACCACATACTGCTTGGTGGAGGTAACCAGGATAGCCTTGTCGATCAGTTCCATCGCTTCATGCCAGGTCTGGTCTTTAATTTTGTAACGGCGTAGGGAGAGGATACGGTACTTGGCGATCTCGCCTTTCTTATCGACTTGGAAGGCTTCGGTGATGATAGCTTTGAGGTTATCGTTGGAGTCGCTTGACCACCGCTTAAGGCACTCATCGATCTTCTGCTTAGCCAGTTGCAACTCGATGCCGAACTGGATACGCTCCCGGTAACGGATCTCGATCTTGTACTGCTCATTGAAGTTGATCAGCAGGGCATTGCCCTTCCATTGCAGACCATTGCGCCGGGCAACATCACTCAGGTAATCCTCAATGATACCGACGATCTTCTGCTTGTCATGGATGATACGTTCCTGGAGCTTGAGGGCTTGCTCCATTGCTTTGTTGACGACTGAGTCCTTGTCCAGGATGTCCTGGTTGACGACTTTGATGGGTATCTCCCTGCCTTGGGCATCGGTCAGGGTACGTTCTTTGGATGGGGTTCTTTTAACCTTGGTCATGTGAATCCTCCTTAGATTCCTTATTTATGTTGGAATTTGTATTATTTTCAGTTTTAGATTGCTTATTGATATAGGACTGCAGCATAGCTATGACGGCTCTGCGTTCCGATTTGTTGAGCAGATTCCAGTGGCTTTTATGGTAATGCTTGATCATAAAGGAACGGACATCGGCTTCAGTCCAATGAGCTTGTTTCATCAGGGCAAACATGAATCTGCCCTGCTTGTCATAAGTGAAGATCTGGGGACGACCATGCTTACGGTAGTTGAGCATTAGGGATTTGAGCTCAACCAACTTCGCTTCCGGCAAAGCCTTGAGTGAGTCGCCAAAGCCCAGACCGCTAATGATGAACTTGAATCCCTCCACAGGCCAGCCTAACTTCTTGACCCGGAGAGCATGGATTTGCTGACGTAGTTTGCGTTCCCGTAGTTCCTGTGTCATAGAATGCCCCTTAATAACCTGTTAGTTAATCTGACTTACAGCCCATGCTGTGCAAATAGGCTATATACTTGTTTTTGGCTGCTTGGCGCCGACGCTGCTGTTCCTGGCGTTCCAATTGTCTGGTTTTGAAGATGGCTTGCCGTTTCTTCTCCCTCTGTTCAGAGCGTTCCAGCATTTCCTGGCGTTCCTGTTCCCGTTTTTCCTTATTGGCTTGGCTAACTTGTTTCCGCTTTTCACCATGTGGGGAGCGCAAATCACCCAGAATACCGGGCTTGATCTGACTGCCAATCTGGTTTAGGTTGTCTCTGGTGATTACGTAATAGTTACAGATTCTGCCTTTGACCCCAATTATTCCAAGTGATGCCAGTGCCTCCAGATAGACGAACACCCACTGCCGACTGCGACCGAAGTCCTTAGCTATGACCCGGATGGAGTTGTATTGCTTGCTGTCCAACAGATCAAGCAGAGCCGAGGCAGCTTGGGGATCAAACTTCCAGTCACCTTTCTGATTATATCCGACTATAGGGTTATAGCGCTGACATCTGACATAGATAGACTCTGTTTCCGAGATGCGCTTGACCAGGTTCTCGGTTATCAGTTCAGGCAGCATCTGCTCTATCTCACTTGCCGGCAGACCGGTCAGGTTAGCCGCACTCTCCACTGAGAAGGGCTTCTTGTACTGCCTGACGAAATTGAGCAGCAGGTCTTTTGGAGTCATCTGGCTTCCTGCAGGTTGATGATTTTGGGCTGAGGTCTTCTCATTTGCTCGGTTTCCAGCATATGCATCATCTTCATGGCTTTTCTAAGGTTGCCCTTGCAGTGCCGGTGGATATCATCGACGATCTGTTCGGTAGCTTCGATCTCCATAACTTCCCGGGCGATCAGCTTGATGTCTTTCTTGGTCACAGACTGGAACTCATAGAAGGAATTGCATCTATCAAAGTAGTACTCATTGATCTGCGCCAGCCTGTCCTTGGCATTCTGCATCCCGACCAGGATGACCACAGTCAGGGTCTCATCCACGATGTCCCGGATCGCACCTAACAGCTTATCATGCCTGAAGGCATAATCGATCTCATCAATCACGATGACGGTGTCCTCATGGTCTTCCAATATCTGCATACTGAGTTTGAACAGGTTATTGGTTGTGCCGTTGGGGATGTATTCACCTAAGTTGAATCTGCGATATAAGGCAGTTAGCAGTTCCACTGAGAAAGCTTTGGGTGTGGTTGTTGCTTCCAGTCTCAGGTAGATATAACCTCTGCTATAAGCGATACGGCTGGCATAGGTGGTCTTGCCCAAGCCGGGTCTGCCATAGATCAGTCCCAGACCGACCATCTCTAACTTGGGTCGATTGAGCAGGAAGTTGATGCACTCATCAGCTTCCACTACATTGGTGATACGCACCAGATTGCCTTGTTTCATGTTATCCTCCTTATTATTTGATGCCGATAAAGGCGAGCATCTCTTCAAAGCTCTTGGCTTTGGGTTTGATCTCGTCCTCGTCAGTCTCGGTTACAGGGTTGGGTGTGAAGTTTACTATATGCTCCGGCTTCGCCTCTGGTCTGACCACTTCCGGTAGCTCCAGCTTGGGCTGGCTCTGCATGACTTGTTTCTCCAGAGTCTCGATCAGTTGGTCGGTAGAAGGTTCCGGAGGAGTGATCATAGGCGGCTGAATGAAGGTGGGATTGGGCTCATCTTTAGATATCTGCAGCGGTTTGACATAGGCATCCACCACTTCCTGTGTATGCCTGACCACTTGCTTGGTTCTCTGTTCGATGGTCTTCTGATGGCGTTTATTGGCTTTATACTCTTTACTGAGTTCACTCTGGGAGATGGGATTAGATGTATCTAAATGGATGAAAGGATCTTGCGCTCTTCTTACCTCTGCCTGGCAGATGAAGTTGTCCTGCAAGTCATAGACTAGTATCCATCTTGCATCAGCCAGATCATACCGAATCAGGATTTCCTTGCCTATATGCCCGATTAAGGCTACATCCCAGTACATTAGCTTGTTAAGCATGATCCCGTTATTACGGAGAGTCTTACGGACAGTGGAGAGCATCAGGAAGTTGAGTTTGGATGCTTCCACCTTACGCTCTTGCGGACAAGGATTGCCATTATACACATCCCAGGGAGTCATGCCATTCAAACCATTATGAGGAGTTTCACCATACATATGCCTGATGAAGTAGGCAATCATCTGCATGGCCTCCTCCAGGGTTGGAGGTTGAACCTCAAACAGCTTCTTAGCCCACTTCTCATTACGCATTAGCGTGGCTGGCTTATCTGCGACACTAGCACCTCTGAAACTTGAGATGAACCGTTCAAAGCGTTCCTGGAAGGTTTTGAAGAACCGCTCGATGATCTTGGCTTTGGCATTATAGCTCTCAGCGAAGGCGACTTGCACCTCTAATCTGGGGAAGATCCCACCCAACTCAGTCTGCAGGTCATGGGCTTCCCAGCGTTCATTAAACAGCTTTGATTTAAAGGCTTTGCCATTATCTAAATAGACATACTTGGGCACTCCTCCGTAGTTGAGGAAGGCATTCCTAAAAGCGATCTGGATGTGCTGGCTGTCCTCGGTATAGGCTAAGGATGCTCCCACTGGGTAGCGGCTTGCCCAGTCAAAAACCATGATCATGGTCATGCGCTGTGACTTGCCTGTCTTGGGGTTCATAATGTCAAAAGAGAGGGTATGCCCATCCGCTACCCAGACACTGCCGACCTCCAACTGCGAGTTATCTCTCATAATGGTCTTTACAATGTGTTCCGCCACGCGTTTGCTACCGAATCTGGCTTGAGTCCAGATGGCTCGGTTATCTCTCTCCCAATCATCGCACCAGCGTTTGAGGGTGGGAACTGAACTGGGGGACTCCAACATGCCCAGCCTGGCATAGCTCTTTAAGGTGGCGACAGCAGAGCCAACTTTGACCTGATGAGGTGTCAGCAAAGTGTTGAGCAGGAAGTTCTGCTCCACATAGGTGACTTTCCTGCCCCGAGGCTGATGCTTACCCTTATGGATCAGAGCGAACATGTCCCTTTTGGCATCCAGGTACTTCTCCACCCAGTGCCGCAAGGCTCGTTCACTGCGCTTACCCTTAAGCTTGAGTAACTCGGGGTTCAAACTGCCTTGGTTGTATTCTGAAGTGATTGCTTGCCACTCCTCGGTCTTGGAGGAGCAGCTTTCCAACCGGCTCAGGGTAGTTTCACAGAAGTGTGCCAGTTTCTGAGCCTCTGGCAAACAACTGAGCGGTTCCCACTTGGTCGGCTCCAGATTGACATGTTTCATACCATAGGGATATACAGGCTCTGACTCAATTGATTGGTCATATGCTTCGTTTAAGTTTCTTAAGTCTATAGGTTCAGGTACATATATAGGCTCAGATTCGATAATTTGCTCCGTCTGGAGCATTTTATCATCTGAATCAATAGAACTCAGGTTGAAGGACTCTCCAGACTTGAGCTTATGGGTTACTTCCTCAGCATTGGTCCCCAGCTTAGTATTATCGACTAGGGAGTAGATCTCTTCAGTTCTGTCCATACCCTACTGCCTTTTCCTTATTATAGGAGACGATAAACAGAGTGACATAATCGTCACTGCCGATAGTCATCAGTTCTAGTCCCAAATGCTGGGGTACCACTCCCTGCTTACGGCAGAGTGACTTATCAAGATCGATTGTCTCCTGTCCAACCAGGATGAAGGACTTGCTGGTATGGCTACGGTCACTTTTAACCGTCCGCTTGACCGCCACTAAGCTGCCGTCCTCTATCTGTCTTCTTATGGTCTTAATCGACTTGCCCGTAAGTTCAGCTACCCTGGCTAAGGGCAGCCAGACCAGTTCCGCTTTCAAAGCCATGACATATCCTTCCATATTCAAATATCGTTTTAGCGTGTCAGCCGGAATCGGACTTGGACATTTTGAGTTTGGACTTGGACATTTCCCTGAGCACTTGGACAAAAATAGTCCAAAAGAACTCACATTGTGCTTGGAAGCTATACGCAAAGCCAACTTAGGACTGTTTTGTCCAAGCCCAGGCTCAATCTTTCGGACTTGGACATTTTTCAACCGGCAGATTTTACATCCGCCTTCTGCTCTGTTCAGTGCGTTCAT